TTAAGAAAGAATATGAAATGATTAATTATAATGATGGTTGGTATTATGTTCTTGCTCGTTATGATAATTGTCTGGTTTTGTCTACTTCTTTCAATGCAGGTAGTAAAAGGGTTGTCATTTATCAATCAGCACAAGATAAGAATCTTCAGGTTGATATTGTAAGGACCAGAATTTAATTGGCTGCATAAATAATATTTTAAGTTGCAAGTTGGCTATTCGTAGGAATAGAACCTTAGGCATGCTGAATGCGTTTCCTGAACATTGTTTTATAAACTGTGTCTGCTTGCTGTTGTGATCCTGCTTTTAGTGATGGTGATGATGGATTTCACCAGCAGGATAATGTTGGTACTGACTGATGGCGCTCTGGTCTGCGGCATTGTGGTATTGCTGTGGCCGATGATGAAAGAACAGAATGAATAATTCTTGACTTTTTTGTTTACTGTTTATTAAAAAATCAACCGCATGGTGAATCCTCCTTGGAGGGGCTAAATGATCGAGTTTTAAGGGCACGTAGCGAGTTCTGTTTGATCATTGCAGAACTTAGCGGGAGGCGCCATGCGTACATCACTAATGTTATTTCCTTCTATCATTTTCCTTGTGAGTTCTGGCTGCGCATGGCGCGGCCTTTTTTTTATGACCTGCCACTGGCAGATGGTCATCCTGTGATTTGATTCCGGTTCCGGCTTTTTAACTCTGTTCCTGTACACGGGAGAAATTCTATGTCGATTAATCGTTATGATATTGGTTACAAGAAGTACCACGTATTGTGTTGAGATAGAAAGCATGGTGCCAGAGGTAAATGCAGCAGCATAATAAAAAAGAGCCAGCGCAGAAGAGAACGGGTAAAAGAGTCTGCGCTGGCGTGGGGATATTCCCCGTGGAGAAATGATATGTAACACACATCGGGAACCTTTCTATATAAACATTATCATTATTGTCAATCATAACAGTCAGGTATTATGACGTTTATGCATCAGGGCCATCAGGAATTAACTGGTGGCTTTTTATTGTTGTCAGCTTCCGGATAACGGGAGACGGGGTATGTACCAGATGGAAAAAATAACAACAGGTGTGTCATACACCACGTCAGCGGTGGGGACGGGATACTGGCTACTGCAGTTGCTGGACAAAGTCTCCCCATCCCAGTGGGTGGCAATAGGCGTATTGGGTAGCTTGGTGTTTGGCTTGCTGACGTATCTGACAAACCTTTATTTCAAGATTAAAGAAGATAAGCGTAAGGCTGCGAGAGGTGAATAATGTCGCCATCATTACGCAAGGCTGTTGCTGCTGCTATTGGTGGTGGGGCTGCTGCCATAGCGTCTGTGCTCATCACTGGTCCGAGTGGTGACGATGGCCTGGAAGGTGTCAGCTACATACCATACGAAGATATCGTTGGCGTATGGACTGTATGTCACGGACACACCGGAAAAGACATCATTCCCGGTAAAACGTATACCGAAGCAGAATGCAAAGCCCTCCTGAATAAAGACCTTGCCACGGTCGCCAGACAAATTAACCCGTACATCAAAGTCGATATACCGGAAACAACGCGCGGCGCTCTTTACTCGTTCGTTTACAACGTGGGCGCTGGTAATTTCAGAACATCGACGCTTCTTCGCAAAATAAACCAGGGTGATATCAAAGGCGCATGTGATCAGCTACGGCGCTGGACATACGCTGGCGGTAAGCAATGGAAAGGGCTGATGACTCGCCGCGAGATTGAGCGTGAAGTCTGTTTGTGGGGGCAACAATGAGCAGAGTAACCGCGATTATCTCCGCTCTGGTTATCTGCATCATCGTCTGCCAGTCATGGGCGGTTAATCATTACCGTGATAACGCCATCGCCTATAAAGAACAGCGTGATAAAAAAGTCAGTGAGCTGAAGCAGGCGACCGCCACCATTACTGACATGCAGCAGCGCCAGCGTGCTGCTGATGCACTCGATGCTAAATACACGAAGGAGTTAGCTGATGCGAAAGCTAAAAATGATGCTCTTCGGCGCAAGCTTGATAATGGTGGTCGGGTGTTCGTCAAAGGAAAATGCCCTGTGCCATCCTCAGACGAAACCTCCAGCGCCTCCGGCATGGGCAATGATGCCACCGTCGAACTCTCTCCAGTTGCTGGACGAAACGTTCTCGGTATCCGGGACGGAATTATCCGCGACCAAACAGCACTGAGAACGCTTCAGGAATACATCAGGACGCAATGCCTTCGATGATAGCGATAATTTTACTCATCATCCTTCACATCTGGCTCTGTAGACAGGGTGGTGCTCACTTCTGGAGTGAATCATGGTTAAACATCTCATTGCTGATGCTTGATATTGAGCATCTGGCGCGCGGTAAGGGGCTGCGTTGAGATAAGAGCCAGTCATTAAAAATACCTGGATTTAGCCTCGCATTCGCGGGGCTTTTTTATTGCCATTACAAAAGCCACTCCCTACAGAGTGGCTTTGATAATGGCTTATACCCTACACGGGATAACTTAACTGATATCCCTTTTAACGGATAAAGGTATTCAAGCCTGACACATCATGCGCTGTATCGTCGCTGTATTCCCGCATTAACCATGACCGTAGCCCGACGGGGAACTCCTTCTGCGCGAGTGTGCGGGAATAATCAAAAACGATGCACACCGGGTTTTTACCGCGCTAATGATTCGCGGGTTTGTCCCTCATGCTCGCCAGTCCTGTGCGGGGGTGGAAGAAACAGGACACTCACACAGATTCTTGTGGGTCGATGCTATTCCTTTCTGGATTATCCCGATGCCATTCATGCAAGGGCTGTATCAGACGTTCGTCATGGCTTTCAGGCTGACGGCTCCTCCCGGTGGGGTGGCCTGCCACGGGGCGGGAGCGTCGCGGAAAAAGGCTAGTTTTTGCATTTTTATCGGCCACCATCATCTTTGCATCTTATTGATTATTAATGGTTATTTGTTTTTTGTATGTCGAATTGAGTGTTTTTTGTTCGACATCGAACGCGTTTTCTTAAAGTTGTTCGCACGATGCATGTTTAAAGCTCTCCGGAGGAAATATGGATCATGAGTTGAAAAACCTGGTGCTGAATATTAATCAACTGGCGGCTTTATCTGGTCTGCACCGCCAGACTGTCGTGGCAAGACTGAAAAACATTCGTCCCGCTGGTGGACATGACAAACTCAAGCTATACCGGTTGACCGATATTCTGACTGAATTTATGGGGTTACCACCGCCGGTTGCTGAGGGCGAAATGGATCCACATGAACGCAAAGCCTGGTATCAGTCTGAACGTGAGCGTCTTAAGTTCGAACAGGAAACGGCACAACTCATTCCGGCCAGTGATGTCAGACGGGAGTTTGCCATCTGGGCAAAAGCGGTCGTGCAGGTGCTGGAGACATTACCGGATATTCTGGAACGTGACTGTGGTCTGCAGCCTGCCGCTGTGAGCCGTGTTCAGTCCATTATTGATGATCTGCGCGATCAGATAGCCCTGCGGGTGACCGAAGCAGGTGCGGATGATGAGGAGGAATTACAGCAGGAGGAGTAATGCTGAATCAGGAAACCGCAAAGGCAGCACGAACCGATTCAGGTTATATCCTTCGCGCACCGAGACGAATGCGGGTTGCTGATGCCGTTGCTCAGTATATGCGGGTGCCCATGGGGGCCGGGAACTCAGTCCCGTGGGATCCGCTGGTGGCACCGTATGTTATTGAGCCGATGAACTGCCTGGCCTCGCGTGAATACGACGCAGTGATATTTGTTGGCCCGGCACGAACCGGCAAGACTATCGGCCTGATTGACGGCTGGGTGATTTACAACGTGATTTGCGATCCTGCGGATATGCTGATCATTCAGATGACGGAGGAAAAAGCCCGCGAACACTCCAAAAAACGACTCGCCAGAACGTTTCGCGTCAGCCCGGAAGTGGTCAGTCGCCTGAGTCCGAACAAAAATGACAACAACGTTTATGACAGAACATTCCTTGCTGGCAACTACCTGAAAATCGGCTGGCCGTCAGTCAATATCATGTCCTCATCAGATTATAAATGCGTGGCGCTGACGGATTATGACCGTTTTCCGGAAGATATTGATGGCGAGGGGGATGCCTTCTCTCTTGCCTCAAAACGTACCACCACATTTATGTCCAGTGGTATGACGCTGGTGGAGAGTTCCCCCGGCAGGGATGTGAAGGATGTGAAATGGCGACGGACTTCACCGCATGAGGCTCCACCAACCACGGGGATACTGTCGCTCTATAACCGTGGCGATCGCCGTCGCTGGTACTGGCCCTGTCCACACTGTGGTGAGTATTTTCAGCCCTGCGGCGATGTGGTTGCTGGTTTCCGTGATATTGCCGATCCCGTGCTGGCAAGTGAGGCGGCTTATATTCAGTGTCCTTCCTGTTCAGGACGGATTATGCCTGAACAAAAACGTGAGCTGAACGGACGTGGGGTCTGGTTGCGGGATGGTGAATCCATCAATGCGGATGGTAGTCGTTATGGTGATCCCCGACGCTCACGTATTGCGTCATTCTGGATGGAGGGTCCGGCAGCTGCTTACCAGACACTCTCGCAACTCGTTTACAAACTGCTTACTGCAGAACAGGAATACGAGACAACCGGAAGTGAAGAAACACTCAAGACGGTTATCAATACCGACTGGGGATTACCTTATCTTCCCCGCGCCAGCATGGAGCAACGAAAAAGTGAACTGCTTGAGCAGCGGGCAGAGCCAGTTCCTTCCAGCAGTGTGCCGGATGGCGTTAATTTCCTTGTGGCGACAGTGGATGTGCAGGCGGGACGTCATCGCCGTTTTGTGGTTCAGGTAACGGGCTATGGCAGCCGTGGCGAACGCTGGATTATTGATCGTTACAACATCACGCAGTCATTGCGCGGTGACAGCGACGGTGAGAGCCAGCGAATTGATCCGGCCAGCTATCCGGAAGACTGGGATGTCCTGCTGACGGATGTTTTTCATAAAAGCTGGCCGCTGGCCTCCGATCCTTCTCAACAAATGCGACTGATGGCAATGGCGGTGGACTCCGGCGGTGAAGACGGGGTCACTGATAATGCCTATAAATTCTGGCGTCGTTGCCGTCGTGATGGCCTTGGTAAACGTATTTACCTGTTTAAGGGCGACAGCATCCGGCGCGCAAAACTGATCACCCGTACATTCCCTGATAACACCGGACGAACGGGCCGACGGGCGCAGGCCGCAGGTGATGTGCCGCTCTGGCTTCTTCAGACGGATGCACTGAAAGACCGGGTGAATAACGCGTTATGGCGTGACTCTCCAGGTCCCGGCTATGTGCATTTCCCTGACTGGCTGGGGAGCTGGTTTTACGACGAACTGACGTATGAAGAGCGGAGTAGTGACGGGAAATGGAGTAAGCCGGGTCGCGGTGCCAACGAAGCTTTTGACCTGATGGTGTATGCCGAGGCTCTGGTCATTCTGCATGGATACGAAAAGATCCGCTGGCCGGATGCACCGGGGTGGGCGAGCCGGGAAACCTGGCTGGAGAGTGTCCCGGACAGTACCGAACCGTCACCCTCACCGGAACCGGTATCCACGCCTGTTAAAAAACAAAAACGGAAGAAAACAGTAACTGACGATGTTAACCCCTGGCTGACTTCCGGAGGATGGTTATGAACCAGAATGATATCGAAGCCATGATTCAGCGTTATACGGAAGCTGAAATGGCGGTGCTGGACGGAAAATCCGTCACCTTTAATGGTCAGCAGATGACCATGGAAAACTTATCTGAGATCCGGCAGGGACGGCAGGAGTGGGAGCGCCGCCTTGCGGCTCTGATTACACGACGACGGGGGCATCCCGGGTACCGGCTGGCGAGGTTCTGATGGCAATTCTTGATGATGTGATTGGCGTTTTTTCACCAGGATGGAAAGCGGCAAGGCTGCGTTCCCGTGCGGTGATCCAGGCTTATGAGGCCGTAAAAACGACGCGGACACACAAAGCCCGGCGGGAAAACCGAACTGCCGACCAGTTAAGCCAGTACGGGGCCGTGTCGTTACGTGAGCAGGCCCGTTACCTTGATAACAACCACGATCTGGTTATTGGTGTATTTGACAAGCTGGAAGAACGGGTGGTGGGGAAAAACGGGATTATTGTCGAGCCACATCCGGTATTACGCAATGGGGCCATTGCCCGTGATCTGGCAGCGGAGATACGCACCCGATGGAGTGAATGGTCTGTCAGTCCGGAAGTCACCGGGCAGTTTACCCGTCCGATGCTGGAACGTCTGATGCTGCGTACCTGGCTGCGCGATGGTGAGGTGTTTGCCCAGATGGTTTCCGGGCGCATAAACAGCCTGACGCCTTCTGCCGGTGTTCATTTCTGGCTGGAGGCGCTCGAGCCAGACTTTATTCCCATGACCAGTGATGAGAGCAACAGGCTGAATCAGGGCGTGTTTGTTGATGACTGGGGGCGTCCCGAAAAATATCTGGTGTATAAAAGCCGTCCCGTATCCGGACGGCAGATGGAAACCAAAGAAGTGGATGCAGAGCGAATGCTGCATCTTAAATTTGTTCGCCGTCTGCACCAGATGCGCGGGACGTCTTTGTTGTCCGGTGTGCTGATCCGCCTCAGTGCCCTGAAAGAGTATGAGGATTCTGAGCTGACTGCAGCAAGGATCGCCGCTGCTCTGGGGATGTACATCCGGAAAGGCGATGGGCAGAGCTATGAACCGGATGGTAATGGCAGCAAGGATAAGGAACGCGAGCTTACCATTCAGCCAGGCATTATTTACGACGATCTGAAACCCGGCGAAGAAATCGGAATGGTGAAGTCGGATCGCCCCAATCCTAACCTTGAAACTTTTCGTAATGGTCAGTTGCGTGCCGTGGCGGCGGGCAGTCGTCTGAATTTTTTCCAGTACAGCGCGCAACTATAACGGCACTTACAGCGCCCAGCGTCAGGAGCTGGTTGAATCCACTGATGGCTACCTGATCCTGCAGGACTGGTTTATTGGTGCCGTCACCCGCCCGATGTATCGTGCCTGGCTGAAACAGGCTGTGGCATCCGGTGTTATCAGGCTACCCCGCGATCTTGACCGTTCTTCACTGTATACCGCGGTGTATTCCGGACCGGTGATGCCGTGGATTGACCCTGTTAAGGAGGCTGAGGCCTGGAAAATTCAGATTCGTGGTGGAGCAGCGACAGAATCAGACTGGGTACGTGCAGGTGGTCGTAATCCGGATGATGTCAAACGTCGGCGCAAGGCCGAAATTGATGAAAACCGCAAGCTGGATCTGGTATTTGATACCGATCCGGCCAGTGATAAAGGAGGCAGCAGTGCCGCAACGAAACGACAGGAGCCGCAGCACACCGACGACCAGTCCGAAGAATAATTCCTGGTTCAGGATGCAGGCTGGTCACCAGAGTGACGCGGATATTTATATTTATGACGAGATTGGTTTCTGGGGTGTTACAGCGAAGCAGTTTATCAGTGATCTGAATGCACTGGGCGATATCACCCACATTAATCTCAATATCAATTCACCGGGTGGCGATGTCTTTGAAGGCATCGCCATTTTTAATGCACTGAAAACACATGGTGCGTCCATTACCGTTTATGTCGACGGTGTGGCGGCGTCAATGGCGTCGGTCATTGCGATGGTGGGAAAACCGGTCATTATGCCGGAAAACTCCTTCATGATGATTCATAAACCATTTGGCTTTACGGGCGGTGATGCGGAGGACATGCGCACCTATGCCGACCTGCTCGATAAAGTTGAGGCGGTTCTGTTACCCGCTTATGCACAGAAAACCGGGAAAACCACCGATGAAATTGCTGCCATGCTGGCGGATGAGACCTGGATGTCCGGTGCCGAATGTCTGGCACATGGATTTGCTGATCAGGTGACGCCAGCCGTTAAGGCAATGGCATGTATTCAGTCAAAACGTACAGAGGAATTTAAAAAGATGCCGGAATCCATTCGAAACATGATTACTCCGCCACGCAACAGTGCTCCACGCGTACAGGATGATGGACCTGCAGCCTCCCGGACGCCAGTGCAGGCAGCAGCACCTGTGGTGGATGAAAACAGTATCCGTGCGCAGGTACTGGCAGAGCAAAAAGCGCGTGTAAACGGTATTAATGATCTGTTTGCCATGTTTGGCGGGCGTTATCAGACGCTGCAGGCTCAGTGTCTTGCCGATCCTGAATGTTCGCTGGAGCAGGCCCGCGAAAAGCTGTTGAACGAGATGGGGCGCGAGTCCACGCCATCTAATAAAAATACCCCGGCTCATATTTATGCCGGAAACGGTAATTTTGTGGGGGATGGGATCCGCCAGGCGCTGATGGCGCGTGCCGGATTTGAAAAAACCGAACGTGATAATGTCTACAACGGGATGACCCTGCGTGAATATGCCCGTATGTCACTGACTGAACGGGGTATTGGGGTTTCCAGTTATAACCCGATGCAGATGGTCGGTGCGGCGTTCACACACAGTACGTCTGACTTCGGTAATATTCTGCTGGATGTTGCGAACAAAGCCATTCTGCAGGGCTGGGAAGATGCCCCTGAAACCTATGAACAGTGGACGCGGAAAGGTCAGTTGTCTGATTTTAAAATTGCCCATCGTGTGGGTATGGGGGGCTTCAGTGCTCTGCGTCAGGTGCGTGAAGGGGCGGAATATAAATACGTCACCACCGGAGATAAACAGGCCACTATTGCACTGGCGACCTATGGCGAGCTGTTCAGTATCACCCGTCAGGCCATTATCAATGATGATCTGAATATGCTGACCGATGTCCCGATGAAACTGGGCCGTGCGGCGAAATCCACTATTGCCGATCTGGTTTATGCCATTCTGACGTCTAACCCGAAAATCTCCACAGATAATGTAAGTCTGTTCGATAAAGCGAAACATGCAAACGTACTGGAGAGCGCTGCAATGGACGTGGCATCGCTGGATAAAGCCCGCCAGTTGATGCGCGTTCAGAAAGAGGGGGAGCGTCATCTGAATATTCGTCCTGCGTTCGTACTGGTACCGACGGCGATGGAGTCTGTTGCTAACCAGGTCATTCGCTCCTCAAGTGTCAAGGGGGCTGACATTAACGCCGGTATTATTAACCCGGTGAAAGATTTTGCGACCGTTATTGCAGAGCCTCGTCTTGATGATAACAGCCAGACCACCTTCTACCTGGCTGCGTCAAAAGGCTCCGATACGATTGAAGTGGCTTATCTCAACGGTGTGGATACGCCATATATTGATCAGATGGAGGGCTTCAGTGTGGATGGCGTGACAACGAAAGTGCGTATTGACGCCGGTGTCGCGCCAGTTGATCACCGCGGTCTGGTGAAATGTACGGCGTAAACGTCGCAGACAACAACTCTGATGGCCCGTAAGGGCTTTTTTTGTACCTGAAATCAGCCCCTGAACGGGGCTGTGCGGAGACAGTTATGGCAAAGAATTTTGTAGAAGAAGGAAAAACGGTGGCGATTGTTGCCAGTGCAGCCATCAGCAGCGGAGATCTGGTGCAGGTGGGCGATGTTTTTGCGGTGGCGCTGACCGATATTCCACAGGGTGAAACAGGCGACGGCATGACCGAAGGTGTGTTTATGCTGCCTAAGCTGAAAACGGATGACATGAAAACGGGTAAGAAGGTTTATCTGAAGTCAGGAAAAGTTCAGCTGACTAACAGCGGCTCTGATCCGCTGGTCGGGGTTGTCTGGGCAGATGCCGGAACCAGTGCAGAAGAAGTGCCGGTAAAACTCAATGTCTGATCCCTTTTCCCGGCTGGCAGCGCGTATGGATGCTATCACGGTCAGAAAGATGGGAAAGACAGCCTCGATTAATGATGTCGATATGACTGTGATCCCGGGAGAAACACTGGCAGAGCTGAATGCTCTGTCCGGACCTGCGGTCTCTCTGGTGGTGTTTTCTTCGGGATACCGCCCACGGCGCGGGGATCGCGTTGTTTATGACGGACAACAATGGACGGTCACACGGCATGAACGCTTTAACGGTAAGCCAATGATCTTTATTGAGTAAAGAGGTGTGGGATGAAGGGGCTTGAGAATGCCATCCGCAATCTGAACAGCCTTGATACCCGTATGGTGCCACAGGCCAGCGCATGGGCGATAAACCGTGTGGCACAGAAAGCGGGCTCGGTTGCCACCCGGCAGGTTGCCGGGAATACCGTTGCGGGAGATAACCAGGTGAAAGGGATCCCCCTGAAACTGGTTCGTCAGCGTGTCCGGGTGTTTAAAGCCAGTCCGTCAGGAAAAATGACGGCCAGGATCCGCGTTAACCGGGGCAATCTGCCCGCCATTAAGCTGGGGACAGCCCGGGTCAGACTGGCCCAGCGTGGTGGAAAACTGCAGTACCGTGGCAGTGTGCTGAAGGTGGGTAAATATCTTTTCCGGGATGCGTTTATTCAGCAACTGGCGAATGGTCGCTGGCATGTGATGCGGCGTATTGATGGCAAAAATCGTTACCCCATTGATGTGGTGAAAATCCCGCTGTCCGGACCGCTGACACAGGCATTTGAAGATGCCCGCGACCGCATCATTGCTGCGGAAATGCCGAAACAGCTGGGGTATGCACTGAAACAACAACTGAGGTTATGGCTGACCCGATGAACCGACATACACAAATCCGCCAGGTCGTACTGGCACGCCTTCGGGAACAGTGTGGAGACAGCGCCACGTTTTTTGACGGGCTTCCGGCATTTGTTGATGCGCAGGAACTGCCTGCCGTGGCGGTGTGGCTGAGTGATGCTCAGTACACCGGAAAAATGACGGATGAAGATGACTGGCAGGCTGTTCTGCATATTGCTGTCTTCATCCGGGCACAGGCACCGGATTCAGAGCTGGATATGTGGATGGAGAGCACCATTTTCCCGGCCCTGAATGATGTATCGGCACTTTCCGGACTCATCGACACCCTGATCCCACTCGGTTTTAACTATCAACGTGATAATGAGATGGCCACCTGGGCGATGGCGGAAATCACGTACCAGATCACGTACACGAATTAAGGAGGTGGTAATGACCACGCCAAATCCACTGGCAAAGACGAAAGGTGCGGGGACGACGTTCTGGATGTATACCGGCAACGGCGATGCGTTTGCGAACCCTTTGTCGGACACTGACTGGCTGCGTCTTGCGATGGTGAAGGATCTGCAACCTGGCGAAATGACCGCTGATGCAGAAGATGACACTTATCTCGATGATGAAGATGCAGACTGGAAAACGACAACCCAGGGGCAGAAATCCGTTGGTGATACTTCGGCGACGCTGGCCTGGCGTCCGGGTGACAGCGGGCAGAAAAAACTGGTTCAGTTGTTCGACTCCGGTGAAGTCTGCGCGTTTCGTATCAAATATCCCAACGGCACTGTTGATGTTTTCCGCGGCTGGCTGAGCTCACTGGGTAAAACCATTGCCTCAAAAGACGTGATGACCCGCACAGTGAAAATCAGCGGTGTGGGGCGTCCATATCTGGCAGAGGAGGGCACTGAAACTGTGGGCGTTACCGGGCTGACGGTGGCACCGGCATCCGCCAGTGTCAATGTGGGAGCAACCACCACGCTGACCTTTACAGTAAAACCTGACGGAGCCAGTGACAAAGCGATCAGTGTGCATTCGACAGATCCACAGACAGCCACTGTGACCCTGAACGGACTTGTGGCCACGGTGAAAGGCGTGAAGCAGGGCAGCGTCAGCATTGTGGGCATGACCGCTGACGGGAATTTTGTGGCTGTGGCTGCGGTGACTGTCAGCGCTGCAGGTTAACAGGACGATACTCATCATTTGCCCCGGTTATCCGGGGCTTTTTTGCAGGTGGAGAACATGATGTTTCTGAAACAGGGCACGTTTAATTATGAAAAGCAGTCCGTGGTGCTCAGTGAGCTGTCCGGGCTGCAGAGAATTGAATATCTGGCGTTTGTTCAGCAGCGAACGGCAAAGTTTGATGCCGAAGAGGGAGAACTGCCGGAGGCTGAACGACAGATTGCTTTTCTGCGGATGGGGATGGATATCAATGCTTGGCTGGTTTCCCGCTCACTGTGGAATGCGGAACAGTCTCAGGATGTTGAGACGCTTTGCGCATCCGTTATTACAACATGGTCGTATGATGCCCTGGGAGCGGGGGCGGAGATGGTTCTGTCGCTGAGCGGTATGGGAGCCATTGAGAATGCCGGGGATTTGGAGCATGAGGTGCTGACGCCGGAAAAGTCCTGACGCGGGAAATGCAGTTTGTCATGCGGCTTGCCCGGGAGTTCCGGCGGGCAGACTGGCGGCGGATGCTGTCGGAAATGTCGGCCACTGAGCTTGGTGAGTGGGGCGATTATTTCCGGATGCAGAGCTTCAGTGATGTGTGGATGGATGCGCAGTTTGCCTCGCTGAAGGCATTGATCGTGAGAATGGTGTCCGGTAGCAGTGATGCTGCGGTGGCTGATTTCAGCCTTTTACCGGAAGAGAACGGGATACCGGAGCGAACGGACGAAGAACTGATGCATCTTGGGGAAGGTATTTCCGGAGGTGTGCGTTATGGACCAGATAGCCAACCTGGTCATTGATTTGGGGATTGATGCGGCAGAGTTTAAAAATGAAATTCCCCGTATCAAAAACCTTCTGAATGGTGCAGCCAGCGATGCAGAACGGTCTTCTGCCCGTATGCAGCGTTTTATGGAGCGTCAGACTCAGGCCGCCCGGCAGACAATGCAGGCGGCTTCTTCGGCTGCAACAGCCGCATCCGTCCATGCGCAGACGGTGGAGAAGAGCGCACAGGCTCATGAACGCATGGCCCGCGAGGTGGAGCAAACCCGCCAGCGTATGGAGGCACTGAGCCAGAAAATGCGCGAGGAACAGGCGCAGGCCATGGCTCTGGCGGAGGCTCAGGATAAAGCGGCTGCTGCGTTTTATCGTCAGATTGACAGTGTGAAACAGGCCGGTGCGGGGCTGCAGGAATTACAGCGTATTCAGCAACAGATCCGACAGGCCAGAAACAGTGGCGGGATTGGTCAGCAGGATTATCTGGCGCTGATTTCTGAGGTTACGGCGAAAACCCGTGTTCTTACACAGGCTGAGGAAGAGGCTACCCGACAGAAAGTGGCGTTTATCCGTCAGCTTAAAGAGCAGGCAACCCGCCAGAATCTTTCTTCTTCTGAGTTGCTTCGTGCTAAGGCTGCCCAGCTGGGGGTAAGCAGTGCTGCAGAAGTGTATATCCGCAAAATGGAGCAGGCAGGAAAAGCCACGCATTCGCTGGGTCTGAAAAGTGCAGCAGCCCGTCAGGAGATAGGCGTTCTGATAGGTGAACTGGCCCGCGGCAATTTAGGTGCGCTGAGGGGATCCGGAATAACGCTGGCTAACCGTGCCGGGTGGATAGACACACTGATGTCACCGAAAGGCATGATGCCAGGAGCGGTTATTGGCGGTATTGCCGCGGCTGTCTATGGTCTGGGTAAAGCCTGGTATGACGGTCAGAAGGAGGGGGAAGAATTTAACCGCCAGCTGTCGCTGACGGGGCATTATGCCGGAGTCACTGCCGGGCAGCTGTGGACGCTCAGTCGTGCTATTTCCGGGAATGGTATCACGCAACATGCTGCAGCCGGTGCGCTGGCTCAGGTGGTGGGGAGTGGTGCATTTCGTGGAAACGATATCGGTATGGTGGCGAGAGCTGCCGCACAGATGGAGCGATCGGTTGGCCAGTCGGTCAGCGATACCATAAATCAGTTTAAGCGGCTGAAGGATGATCCTGTAAATGCCGCGAAGGCTCTGGACAATGAGCTGCATTTTCTTACTGCCACTCAGCTTGAGCAGATACGCGTCCTTGGGGAGCAGGGGCGGTCCAGTGATGCTGCACGGATAGCCATGTCTGCACTGGCAGAGGAAACCGGTCGGCGTACTGCGGATATTGATAATAACCTCAATGCGCTTGGCAGTACGCTGAAGTATCTGTCTGATTTGTGGAGTCGTTTCTGGGATGCGGCCATGAATATTGGTCGTGAAGACTCGCTGGATGAACAGATTGCCGCTTTACAGGAGAAAGTGTCGCGGGCGAAAAGACTCCCCTGGACGGCATCATCTTCTCAGGTTGAATACGATCAGCAGCGTCTTAACGATCTTCAGGAGAAAAAACGCCAGAAGGATTTGCAGGATGCAAAAGAGCAGGCAGAGCGGAATTATCAGGAGCAACAGAAACGCCGTAATGCTGAAAATGCTGCACTGAACCGGATGAATGAAACGGAAGCAGCACGACATCAGCGTGAAATAGCGCGTATTAATGCCATGCAGTACGCCGATCAGGCTGTCAGGGATGCGGCGATACAACGTGAAAATGAACGTTACGAGAAAGCCCTGGCATCCGGTAAGAAAAAAACACGCGAAACCCGTAATGATGAGGCCACCCGGTTATTGCTGCAGTACAGTCAGCAACAGGCACAGGTGGAAGGACAGATTGCTGCTGCCAGACAGTCAGCAGGCATTGCCACGGAAAGGATGACAGAAGCGCGTAAACAGCTTCTGGCTCTGCAGCAGCGCATCAGCGACCTGGACGGGAAAAAACTGACGGCAGATGAAAAGAGTGTGCTGGCCCGTAAAGATGAACTGATTCAGGCACTGACGCTGCTGGATGTAAAACAGCAGGAGCTTCAGAAACAGACGGCACTCAACGAGCTGAAGAAAAAAACAATTCAGCTGACCAGTCAACTGGCTGAAGAAGAGCGCGCTCAGCGTCAGCAACATGACCTGGATATCGCCACGGTGGGTATGGGTGATCAGCAGCGACAGCGATATCAGGTACAACTGAGTCTTCGCCAGAAATACCAGCAACAGCTGGAGCAGTTGAGGCGGGATAGTGAGCAGAAAGGGACATATAACACGGATGACTACAGAAAGGCCGAGCAGGCGCTGACGGAGAGCCTGAACCGACAACTGAATGAGAATCGCCGTTACTGGCAACAGCTTGAAGTTGTACAGGGTAACTGGAAAAACGGAGTCCTGCGTGCATTTCAGGATTTTACCGTGGATGCAGATAATACGGCAGAAACAGCAGAACAGGTGTTCTCGTCAGCCTTCAGCAACATGGGAAATGGCCTGGCAACTTTTGTCACTACCGGCAAACTCAATTTCAAATCCTTCACCTCTTCTGTGCTGTCAGATATGGCGAAAATCCTGGCGCAGGCAACCATGATGAAATCGATAAAAGGGATTGGCAGTGTACTGGGATTTGATCTCAGCAGCCTTTCCCTGAATGCCAATGGGGGGATTTATCAGTCTGCTGATTTGAGTCGTTACAGTGGCACGGTGGTTAACCGTCCGACGTTTTTTGCTTTTGCAAAAGGCGCGGGTGTGATGGGGGAAGCGGGACCTGAAGCCATTCTGCCATTGCGTCGTGGTGCTGACGGTAAGCTGGGGGTTGTGGCGGATATTGGGGGTTCAGGTATGGCGATGTTTTCCCCGCAGTACAACATCGAGATCAATAACGATGGCACGAACGGGCAGATAGGTCCGGCTGCCCTGAAGGCGGTTTATGACCTCGGGAAAAAAGCGGCAGCGGACTTTATGCAACAGCAGGCCCGTGATGGTGGTCGGTTAAGTGGAGCATATCGGTAATGGAGACGTTTCACTGGAAAGTGCGCCCGGATATGAATGTGGTATCAGAGCCGAAAGTGGTGACAGTGAAGCTGGGCGATGGTTATGAACAGCGTCGTGCGGCGGGACTGAATAACCAGTTGTCGACTTACAGCGTGACGATACGTGTTCGTAAATGTGAACACCCATCTTTAAAAGCCTTTCTGGAACGGCACGGTGGCGTCCGTGCATTTCAGTGGACGCCACCTTATGACTGGAAACCGATCAGGGTGGTTTGTCGTAAATGGTCGGCAAGCGTGGGGGCGCTGTGGGTAACCATAACGGCAGATTTTGAACAGGTCGTGGCATAGGAGGCTCTGATGCAGGATATTCCACAGGAAACACATCATGAGACGACACGCCTCACTCAGTCAGCCCAGGCGGTGCTCTGGGAAATCGATCTGACAGAGGTCGGTGGTGAACGTTATTTTTTCTGTAATGAGCAGAACGAAAAAGGTGAGCCGGTTACCTGGCAGGGGCGGCAGTATCAGGCATACCCCATTCAGGGGACGGGATTTGAACTGAACGGCAAGGGCAGTTCTGCCCGTCCGACACTGACGGTTTCTAACCTGCACGGCATGGTCACGGGGATGGCGGAAGACCTGCAGAGTCTGGTCGGCGGAACGGTGGTCCGGCGTAAGGTTTACGCCCGTTTTCTGGATGCGGTGAACTTCGTCAACGGAAACAGCGACGCCGATCCGGAGCAGGAGGTGATCAGCCGCTGGCGCATTGAGCAGTGCAGCGAACTGAGCGCGGTGAGTGCCTCTTTTGTACTGTCCACGCCGACGGAAACGGACGGCGCTGTTTTTCCGGGACGTATCATGCTGGCCAACACCTGCACCTGGACCTATCGCGGCGATGAGTGCGGTTATCACGGTCCGGCGGTCGCGGATGAATATGACCAGCCAACGTCCGATATCACGAAGGATAAATGCAGCAAATGCCTGAGCGGTTGTAAGTTCCGCAATAACGTCGGCAACTTTGGCGGCTTCCTTTCCATTAACAAACTTTCGCAGTAAATCCCATGACACAGACAGAATCAGCGATTCTGGCGCACGCCCGGCGATGTGCGCCAGCGGAGTCGTGCGGCTTCGTGGTAAGCACGCCGGAGGGGGAAAGATATTTCCCCTGCGTGAATATCTCCGGTGAGCCGGAGGCGTATTTCCGTATGTCGCCGGAAGACTGGCTGCAGGCAGAAATGCAGGGTGAGATTGTGGCGCTGGTCCACAGCCACCCCGGTGGTCTGCCCTGGCTGAGTGAGGCCGACCGGCGGCTGCAGGTGCAGAGTGATTTGCCGTGGTGGCTGGTCTGCCGGGGGACGATTCATAAGTTCCGCTGTGTGCCGCATCTCACCGGGCGGCGCTTTGAGCACGGGGTGACGGACTGTTACACGCTGTTCCGGGATGCTTATCATCTGGCGGGGATTGAGATGCCGGATTTTCATCGCGAGGATGACTGGTGGCGTCACGGTCAGAATCTCTATCTGGATAATCTGGAGGCCACAGGGCTGTATCAGGTGCCGTTGTCATCAGCACAACCGGGCGATGTGCTGCTGTGCTGTTTTGGTTCATCGGTGCCGAATCATGCCGCCATTTACTGTGGTGATGGCGAGCTGCTGCACCATATTCCTGAACAACTGAGCAAACGAGAGAGGTATACCGACAAATGGCAGCGACGCACACACTCCCTCTGGCGTCACCGGGCATGGCGCGCATCTGCCTTTACGGGGATTTGCAACGATTTGGCCGCCGCATCGACCTTCGTGTAAAAACGGGGGCCGAAGCCATCCGGGCGCTGGCCATGCAGATCCCGGCGTTTCGTCAGAAGCTGAGCGACGGCTGGTATCTGGTACGGATTGCCGGGCGTGATACAGGTGAAAATGAATTATCTGCCCGTCTTAATGAGCCGCTGGCAAATGGTGCCGTGATCCACATCGTGCCGCGCCTGGCGGGTGCTAAAAGTGGCGGTGTGTTTCAGGCAGTGCTGGGTGCGGCGCTGATTGCGGTGGCATGGTGGAACCCTGTGGGCTGGCTGGGGGCCGCGGCTGTATCGGGTATGTATGCAGCAGGGGCCAGTATGATCCTGGGTGGTGTGGCGCAGATGCTGGCACCGAAAGCCAGAACTCCCCGTACACAGACAACGGATAACGGCAAACAAAACACCTATTTCTCCTCACTGGATAACATGGTTGCCCAGGGCAATGTTCTGCCCGTTCTGTACGGTGAAATGCGCGTGGGATCACGTGTGGTTTCTCAGGAGATCAGCACGGCAGACGAAGGGGACGGTGGTCAGGTTGTGGTGATTGGTCGCTGATGCAAAATGTTTTATGTGAAACCGCCTCCGGGCGGTTTTGTCGTTTATGGAGCATGACGAATGGGTAAAGGAAGCAGTAAGGGGCATACCCCGCGCGAAGCGAAGGACAACCTGAAGTCCACGCAGCTGCTGAGTGTGATCGATGCCATCAGCGAAGGACCGATTGAAGGTCCGGTGGATGGATTAAAAAGCGTGCTGCTGAACAGTACGCCGGTGCTGGACAGTGAAGGTAATACCAACATCTCCGGTGTCACGGTGGTGTTCCGGGCCGGTGAGCAGGAGCAGACACCGCCGGAGGGATTTGAATCCTCCGGTTCTGAGACGGTGCTGGGTACGGAAGTGAAATACGACACGCCGATCACCCGCACCATCACGTCGGCAAACATCGATCGTCTGCGCTTTACTTTCGGTGTGCAGGCACTGCGGGAAACCACCTCAAAGGGGGACCGGAATCCGTCGGAAGTCCGCCTGCTGGTTCAGATACAGCGTAATGGTGGCTGGGTGACGGAAAAAGACATCACCATTAAGGGCAAAACCACGTCGCAGTATCTGGCCTCGGTGGTGGTGGATAACCTGCCGCCGCGCCCGTTTAATATCCGGATGCGCAGGATGACGCCGGACAGCACCACAGACCAGCTGCAGAACAAAACGCTCTGGTCGTCATACACCGAAATCATCGATGTGAAACAGTGCTACCCGAACACGGCACTGGTTGGCGTGCAGGTGGACTCGGAGCAGTTTGGCAGTCAGCAGGTGAGCCGTAATTATCATCTTCGCGGGCGCATTCTGCAGGTGCCGTCAAACTATGATCCGGAAAAACGCACTTACAGCGGCATCTGGGACGGAACGTTAAAACCGGCATACAGCAACAACATGGCCTGGTGTCTGTGGGATATGCTGACCCACCCGCGCTACGGCATGGGGAAACGTCTTGGTGCGGCGGATGTGGATAAATGGGCGCTGTATGTCATCGGCCAGTACTGCGACCAGTCAGTACCGGACGGCTTTGGCGGCACGGAGCCGCGCATCACCTGTAATGCGTACCTGACCACGCAGCGCAAGGCGTGGGATGTGCTCAGTGATTTCTGCTCGGCGATGCGCTGTATGCCGGTATGGAACGGGCAGACGCTGACGTTCGTGCAGGACCGGCCGTCGGATAAGGTGTGGACCTATAACCGCAGTAATGTGGTGATGCCGGATGATGGCGCGCCGTTCCGCTACAGCTTTAGCGCCCTGAAAGACCGCCATAATGCCGTTGAGGTGAACTGGACTGACCCGGACAACGGCTGGGAGACGGCGACAGAGCTTGTGGAGGACACGCAGGCCATTGCCCGTTACGGTCGTAACGTCACGAAGATGGATGCCTTTGGCTGTACCAGTCGGGGGCAGGCACACCGTGCCGGGCTGTGGCTGATTAAAACGGAACTGCTGGAAACGCAGACCGTGGACTTCAGCGTGGGCGCAGAAGGGCTTCGCCATGTACCGGGCGATGTCATTGAAATCTGTGATGATGACTATGCGGGGATCAGCATCGGTGGGCGTGTGCTGGCGGTGAACAGCCAGACCCGGACGCTGACGCTCGACCGTGAAATCACGCTGCCATCCTCCGGCACCACGCTGATAAGCCTGGTTGACGGAAGTGGCAATCCGGTCAGCGTGGAGGTTCAGTCCGTCACCGACGGCGTGAAGGTAAAAGTGAGCCGGGTTCCTGACGGTGTTGCTGAATACAGCGTGTGGGGGCTGAAGCTGCCGACGCTGCGCCAGCGCCTGTTCCGCTGCGTGAGTATCCGTGAGAACGACGACGGCACGTATGCCATCACTGCCGTGCAGCATGTGCCGGAGAAAGAGGGCATCGTGGATAACGGGGCGCACTTTGACGGTGACCAGAGCAGCACGGTGAATGGTGTCACGCCGCCAGCGGTGCAGCACCTGACCGCCGAAGTCTCCGCAGACAGCGGGGAATATCAGGTGCTGGCGCGATGGGACACGCCGAAGGTGGTGAAGGGTGTGAGCTTCCTGCTTCGCCTGACCGTGGCAGCGGATGACGGCAGTGAGCGGCTGGTCAGCACGGCCCGGACGACGGAAACCACATACCGCTTCACGCAGCTGGCGCTGGGGAACTACAGGCTGACAGTCCGGGCGGTAAATGCGTGGGGACAGCAGGGCGATCCGGCGTCGGTATCGTTCCGGATTGCCGCACCGGCAGCGCCGTCACAGATTGAGCTGACACCGGGCTATTTTCAGATAACCGCCACGCCGCATCTTGCGGTTTATGATCCGACGGTACAGTTTGAGTTCTGGTTCTCGGAAACGCGGATTGCGGATATCAGGCAGGTTGAAACCAGCGCGCGTTATCTTGGTACGGCGCTGTACTGGATAGCCGCCAGTATCAATATCAAACCGGGCCATGATTATTACTTTTATATCCGCAGTGTGAACACCGTTGGCAAATCGGCATTCGTGGAGGCCGTCGGTCGGGCGAGCGATGATGCGGAAGGTTATCTGGATTTTTTCAAAGGCAAGATAACCGAATCTCATCTCGGCAAGGAGCTGCTGGAAAAAGTCGATCTGACGGAGGATAACGCCAGCAGACTGGATGAGTTTTCGAAAGAGTGGAAGGACGCTAACGATAAATGGAATGCCATGTGGGGCGTCAAAATTGAGCAGACCAAAGACGGCAAACATTATGTCGCGGGTATTGGCCTCAGCATGGAGGACACGGAGGAAGGCAAGCTGAGCCAGTTTCTGGTTGCCGCCAATCGTATCGCGTTTATTGACCCGGCAAACGGGAATGAAACGCCGATGTTTGTGGCGCAGGGCAACCAGATATTCATGAACGACGTGTTCCTGAAGCGCCTGACGGCCCCCACCATTACCAGCGGTGGAAATCCACCGGTATTTTCCCTGACATCAGACGGAAAGCTGACCGCTAAAAATGCGGATATCAGTGGCAGTGTGAATGCGAACTCCGGGACGCTCAACAACGTCACGGTAAATGAAAACTGTACGATTAAGGGCATGCTGGAGGCGACTCAGGTCAGAGGTGACTTCGTTAAAGCTGTATCCAAATCATTTCCGAAACAGGCTGGTACGTGGGGTAACACGGAAACACCAAACGGGACGGTTACAGTCACCATCAGCGATGATCATAACTTTGACCGTCAAATCATTATTCCGCCCATTATCTTTAACGGAATAGCGTATAGCGATCCGGGAAGTGGTAATAACCCGGGAGGTACAAGATACACGGGTTATGGTTTTGAAGTTCGCAAAAACGGTGTATTAATCGCATCCAGAGAAACTAAAGGGGCCATTCCCGGTAGCTACAGTGCGGTTATTGATATGCCGAGTGGCAGGGGAAGCGTCACTCTGGAGTTTAAGGTTTTCCATAAAGGCAATCAGCGGGCAGGTAATATCACCGACTGTACGGTGATTGTGACCAAAAAAGCGGCTTCCGGCATCAGTATCCGTTGAAATATTTATAACCCTAATAACGGGCGCCAGAAATGGCGCCTTTTTTATTGCAGAAAATCGGGAGGTAATTATGCGTAAAGTTTGTGCAGCAATTTTGTCCGCAGCCATTTGTCTGGCCGTATCCGGTGTGCCTGCATGGGCGTCTGAGCATCAGTCCACGCTGAGCGCAGGATATCTTCATGCCAGTACGGACGCTCCCGGCAGCGATGATCTGAACGGGATTAACGTGAAATACCGTTATGAGTTTACGGACACACTGGGGCTGATTACGTCCTTCAGTTATGCCAACGCCGAAGATGAGCAAAAAACGCATTACAGCGATACCCGCTGGCATGAGGATTACGTGCGTAACCGCTGGTTCAGCGTGATGGCAGGGCCGTCTGTGCGTGTGAATGAATGGTTCAGTGCGTATGCGATGGCGGGTGTGGCTTACAGCCGTGTGTCGACTTTTTCCGGGGATTATTTCCGCGTAACTGACAACAAGAGGAAAACGCACGACGTGCTGACCGGAAGTGATGACGCTCGCTACAGCAACACATCTCTGGCGTGGGGGGCTGGCGTGCAGTTTAACCCGACCGAATCAGTGGCCGTTGATGTCGCTTATGAAGGCTCCGGCAGCGGTGACTGGCGCACTGACGGTTTCATCGTGGGTGTCGGTTATAAATTTTGATTAGTAACACAGCGTTATGACAGCCCGCCGGTTCAGGCGGGCTTTTTTGTGGAGTGGGTATGGCAGCAGTACAAATATCAGGCGTGCTGAAAGATGGTGCGGGAAAACCAATACAGAACTGCACCATTCAACTGAAAGCCAGACGTAACAGCACCACGGTGGTGGTGAACACGGTGGCCTCTGAAAATCCGGATGAGGCAGGGCGTTACAGCATGGACGTCGAGTATGGTCAGTACAGCGTCACTCTGTTGGTGGAGGGATTCCCGCCATCACATGCCGGGACCATCTCCGTGTATGAAGATTCTCAACCGGGTACGCTGAATGATTTTCTCGGTGCCATGACGGAGGATGATGCCCGTCCGGAGGCACTGCGTCGTTTTGAACAGATGGTGGAAGAAGCAGCGCGTCACGCAGAGGAGGCGAAGAAGAATGCCGGAGAAGCAGAGACGTCCGCGAGGAATGCCGGCATATCAGCCAGTAAGGCGGAAGCGAGCGCCGCAAATGCTGATACTTCAGCAGAGGATGCATCGGAGTCAGCCCGGCAGGCGGCAGAAAGTGCAGCCTCTGCAAAGAAGTCAGAGGAAGCGTCCTCGTCCTCAGCCTCTGAGGCCGCTCAAAAAGCCAGTGAGTCATTACAAAGTGCAACAGATGCCGAGTTGTCAAAAAAGACGGCAGAAAGTGCAGCCGGTAATGCAGCCAGGGATGCAACGACCTCAACAGAAAAAGCCCGGGAATCAGCAGAAAGCGCACAGTCAGCGGAACAAAGCAGAATAGCGGCGGAAGACGCCGTAAACAGAATTCCCACCGTGGTGGGGCCTCCCGGACCAAAGGGGGAACCGGGTCCCGCGGGTCCTCAGGGGCCGAAGGGAGATAAAGGAGAGCGTGGAGACACCGGTCCGGCAGGGGCAACCGGTGAACGGGGACCGGGAGGAGATACAGGTCCGGCAGGTCCGCAGGGGCCGAAAGGCGACAGGGGAGAGCGGGGAGAGACCGGTCTGACAGGAAGTACAGGTCCACAGGGGCCAAAGGGAGATACCGGGGCAACAGGTCCGGCAGGACCGCAGGGACCGAAAGGGGAAACAGGTGCGGCTGGCCCGGTGGGGGCTACCGGACCTCAGGGGGCGAAGGGCGACCCGGGGGAGACACAAATACGGTTCCGTCTGGGGCCGATGAGAATTATTGAGACAAACAGCTATGGCTGGTTCCCGGGTACAGATGGTGCGCTCATCACCGGACTGACCTTTCTTGACCCCAAAGATGCCACACAGGTTCAGGGGATGTTTCAGCATTTGCAGGTCAGATTTGGTGACGGGCCATGGCAGGATGTTAAGGGACTGGATGAAGTGGGCAGTGATACAGGCAGAACTGGAGAATGACATGAATATTTTGAGAAAGCTTATGCAGAGTCTGTGCGGTTGCGGAAAGCATGATGACTGTGAAAACGGACGGTCACTTACAGCACAATTGCGACTGGGACCGGCAGACATTCTGGAGTCAGATGAGAATGGCATTATTCCGGAGCAGGACAGGGTAATCACACAGGTGGTGATACTGGATGCAGATAAAAAGCAGATACAGTGTGTGGTAAGACCGCTGCAAATCCTGCGTGCTGACGGGACGTGGGAAAATATTGGCGGGATGAAGTAACCCGACAGCTTCACAAAACCGGAGTCCGGCTCCGGTTTTTGTTGTCATGTCCGGTGGATGTTTGTTAGGAAAGCAAAGATGGCAAAACTGCTGGAGGTTTTGTGGTTGAGTATGCCAATATAATTAATAGATTAAAGAGTTAGTTGTGAAGAAAATATGGATAAACAGGACGACGAATGCTTTCACCGATAAGGACAACTTTCCATAACTCAGTAAATATAGTGCAGAGTTCACCCTGTCAAACGGTTTCTTTTGCAGGAAAGGAATATGAGTTAAAGGTCATTGATGAAAAAACGCCTATTCTTTTTCAGTGGTTTGAACCTAATCCTGAACGATATAAGAAAGATGAGGTTCCAATAGTTAATACTAAGCAGCATCCCTATTTAGATAATGTCACAAATGCGGCAAGGATAGAGAGTGATCGTATGATAGGTATTTTTGTTGATGGCGATTTTTCAGTCAACCAAAAGACTGCTTTTTCAAAATTGGAACGAGATTTTGAAAATGTAATGATAATCTATCGGGAAGATGTTGACTTCAGTATGTATGACAGAAAACTATCAGATATTTATCATGATATTATATGTGAACAAAGGTTACGAACTGAAGACAAAAGAGATGAATACTTGTTGAATCTGTTAGAGAAAGAGCTGAGGGAAATTTCAAAGGCGCAGGATTCTTTGATTTCTATGTATGCAAAGAAAAGAAATCATGCATGGTTTGATTTCTTCAGAAATTTAGCCTTATTAAAAGCAGGAGAGATATTCAGGTGCACATATAATACAAAGAATCACGGTATTTCATTCGGGGAGGGGTGTATCTATCTTGATATGGATATGATACTTACAGGTAAGCTTGGTACAATATATGCTCCTGATGGAATTTCAATGCATGTGGATCGTCGTAATGATAGTGTAAATATTGAAAATAGTGCAATAATTGTTAACCGTAGTAATCATCCTGCTCTACTTGAGGGACTTTCTTTTATGCATAGTAAAGTAGATGCTCATCCATATTATGATGGTTTGGGGAAAGGAGTTAAGAAATATTTTAATTTTACACCATTACATAATTATAATCATTTTTGTGACTTTATTGAGTTTAACCACCCTAATATAATCATGAACACAAGTCAGTATACATGCAGTTCATGGTAAATGAATTTGATATAGTTTATTTTGTTGTAATAAATGATTTGCAGGGTATTAGATATAAACATGAAAATTCCCTCATTACAGTCCAACTTCAACTTTTCCGCCCCGGCAGGATACTCTGCTCCCATTGCTCCTAATCGTGCTGAAAATGCCTATGCGGATTACGTTTTGGATATAGGTAAGCGAATACCACTTTCCGCAGCAGATTTAAGCAACGTATACGAAAGTGTAATACGCGCCGTCCATGACAGCCGTAGCAGGCTTATCGATCAGCATACAGTCGATATGATCGGCAACACTGTACTTGATGCTTTGAGCCGATCACAGACATTTCGTGATGCCGTAAGCTATGGCATTCATAATGAGAAGGTACACATTGGTTGCATTAAATACAGAAACGAATACGAGCTTAACGAAGAATCTTCTGTCAAAATTGATGATATTCAATCACTAACCTGTAACGAATTATATGAATATGATGTCGGGCAAGAGCCAATTTTCCCCATTTGCGAAGCAGGAGAAAACGATAACGAAGAGCCTTATGTCAGTTTTAGTGTTGCGCCAGATACTGACTCTTATGAGATGCCATCGTGGCAGGAAGGACTGATTCACGAGATTATTCATCATGTTACTGGATCTAGCGATCCATCTGGAGATAGTAATATAGAGTTAGGACCCACCGAGATTCTCGCACGTCGTGTCGCTCAAGAACTGGGATGGAGTGTTCCCGACTTCAAAGGATATGCAGAGCCAGAACGTGAAGCTCATCTTAGGCTACGTAACCTGAATGCCCTTCGACAGGCTGCCATGAGGCATGAAGAGAATGAGAGGGCTTTCTTCGAAAGGCTGGGTACGATCAGTGACCGATATGAGGCGAGTCCTGATTTCACAGAGTATTCCGCTGTGTCTAACATAGGATACGGATTTATCCAGCAACATGATTTTCCTGGATTGGCTATCAACGATAATTTACAGGATGCAAATCAGATCCAACTGTATCATGGCGCCCCTTATATTTTTACATTTGGGGATGTGGACAAACACAATCAGCAATGATTCGTCTTTGCAGTGACATAAGGTTACTATTCATACATTTTAACGGAGTTGATGATGGGTAATCGTGCAACATTGTATGTAAAGGCAATTCCCCTAATTTTACTGTAGTAAGTGAACATGGCCGGAACGAGACTATCAGCATCATCGGCTTCGGCCCAGTAAAAAGAGGCTCGGAAAAATGCACAATAGGCATCACACGTCATGCATGGATTCAAATTGTACATAATTCAACAGTACAGCTATAAATCGTAAAGAAACTGCAGTACGTTGTGCACAGAAAAGTACCGTGATTCACTATTGTACAGGTCCATTGCAGCAACAATATTTTGTGAATTTTGCGTGAGAGAAAGAAAAGGAATAATTTGTATATAAACAATTGATTAATCAATTGCTGGAAAATAAATAAAACTGATAATTAAAGGCTTAAAGCTTGTATTAAATCATATTTAAAATTTTTTGTTTTAAATGCAGCGTGTTATTGTGTTTTTTTTAATCTATCGGTCTGGTACTTGTAATCAGTGAGTATATCGCACCACTTCAGGATGCTGCAGATTTAGATATTGCGACGGATGAGCAGACATCGTTACTGGCGGCATGGAAGCAGTATCGTATGCCGCTCAATCATGTTGATACGTCTGTATCTCCAGATATCGAGTGACCGGTAATACCTGCGTTATAGTTCGTAAACGTTCGTTTGATGGGATGCTGGAAGGATGAATTAGTTGCCAGATACAAAAAGCAAGAGTTCATTTCTAATTTTTGTTGCCATGTTAGGGGGGATGTTTGTTAAGGAAATTTAGATGGGTTTATTTTGAAGGTTGAAATGTATGTTATCGCCATATTCTGTAAATTTGGGATGTTCATGGAATTCTTTAACCAGAAACCTGACTTCGCCTGATAATCGTGTTTTATCCTCTGTAAGGGATGCTGCCGTTCATTCTGATAATGGGGCGCAAGTAAAGGTTGGCAACAGAACATATCGTGTTGTTGCCACCGATAATAAGTTTTGCGTTACAAGAGAAAGTCATAGTGGTTGTTTTACTAATCTGTTGCACAGGCTGGGATGGCCTAAGGGGGAGATTAGCAGGAAAATTGAGGTCATGCTGAATGCATCACCAGTGAGCGCTGCTATGGAAAGAGGCATTGTTCATTCGAACAGACCTGATTTACCTCCTGTTGATTATGCACCGCCAGAGTTACCGAGTGTGGACTATAACAGGTTGTCAGTACCTGGTAATGTTATTGGCAAAGGGGGGAACGCTGTAGTATATGAAGATGCTGAGGATGCAACAAAAGTCCTGAAGATGTTTACTACATCTCAAAGCAATGAAGAGGTGACAAGCGAAGTTCGTTGCTTCAACCAATATTATGGTGCCGGGAGTGCAGAAAAAATATATGGCAATAATGGTGATATTATTGGTATTAGAATGGATAAAATAAATGGAGAATCGCTTTTAAATATTTCGTCCTTGCCAGCACAGGCTGAGCATGCTATTTACGATATGTTTGATAGACTGGAGCAAAAAGGAATTCTTTTTGTCGATACAACAGAGACAAATGTCTTATATGACCGCGCGAAGAATGAGTTTAATCCAATAGATATATCATCTTATAATGTTTCCGACCGTTCATGGAGTGAAAGTCAAATAATGCAATCTTATCATGGCGGAAAGCAAGATCTTATTAGTGTGGTATTAAGTAAAATTTAGTAATTTTATCCAGTGTAGTGGATTTGTTGCATGGATGGAGTTGGTAACAAATTGTGTGGTTGGCAATTCTTGGCGGATCACGGAAATGGGCAATGTCGCTGAGGACTGGCAAATGGCTATGATCCGCTTTATTATCGGGTTTGGTGACCGCCTTGACGGTCACTTTTAAAAAAATCATTTTCACAGAGTGGTAAACAGGCTGCTAATAAGTAGCATTCTCAGGAGTCCTGATGCGCCCTACGTCCCTCAACTTGGTATTACATCAGTCATCAAGGTCGAGCTCAATGTCAGATACAGATATCGAGTCTCTTGTAAAAGCATCGAGCGTTCAATGGATAAAAAATAATCCGCAACTTCGTTTCCAGGGGACTGATCATAATATATATCAGCAGATTGAAGCAGCACTCGATAAGATTGGCTCTACAGAGACAGGGCGTGTACTCCTGAATGCTATTGAATCAATATCCCGACTTAAATCAGAAACAGTGGTAATACACCTCAACTCTTCCAGACTAGGAGTTATGGCACATAGAGATATAGATGCTGAGAACCATCGGGGGACTGGTTCCGATTTTCACTGTAATCTGAATGCAGTTGAATATCCCTGTGGGGAGGGGATTAGCGTGGTGGACTTTCATGCGACTATTGTTTTTCATGAGTTGCTCCATGTTTTCCACAATTTAAATGGGGAGCGTTTGAAAGTTGAGAGTTCCCGAGCAGAATCACAAAAATACTCTCCACTTTTACTCGAAGAAGCCAGGACTGTTGGGTTGGGGGCTTTTTCAGAGGAGGTGCTTTCAGAAAATAAATTCCACGAAGAGATTGGGATGCCCCGTAGAACCTCCTACCCGCACGACTCAGCTCTTATTCATGATGACAATACAGTGAGTCTGGGATTCCAACAGGTAAGACTGCATCCATTGCTTTAGCTGTGTTTCTTGTGCTGAATATATATTGGTGGGGCAAACGGAGGCACACAAAACTTTGCACTGGATTGCAAGGCTTTGTGCTATTCCGATAGTGGTTCAGGTGGAGTACCCCACCTTTTCATCAAGCCAGCCCACCCACCACTGCATCATTTCTCTGCGCTTATAGAGATACTGAGCATGGTTGTAAATTCAGCAAACGACGTAATGTGTTTGACAAAAAATTAGCGCAAGAAGACAAAAATCACCTTGCGCTAATGCTCTG